AAAGCAATAATTATATTTTTTTTTTCGTTTATAATAATTTTTAATTTTAATATTTAATTATAATATTATTTGTATATATATAATGATTATTAATAAAAAAGTACTTTATATTTTATTAATTTTAATGATCTTATTAATAGTTTATAAAATAAGAAATGCCTCACCCGACAGATTTATTAAAAATTTAGTAGATAAATACACTCAAATTAAATTAATTACCATTGATGATCAAATATCTAAACATAAAAATAATGCAGATATTGTAGTAAATAATAAACAAATGTTTTCTAAAATAGCTTCTAATGGTTCAATCGGATTAGCTGATTCCTATATAGATGGTGATTGGGATTCAGATAATTTAGAAAAAACTATTTATGAATTATTAACAAAGTCCGAAATACTTACTAATCAAATAAAAAAACAATCCATTAATTTTATTTTCATGGAAATAAAAGCATTAATAAAAAATAAAATACAAAATAATTCAATAATGAGTAGCAAGAAAAATATTTCTCATCATTATGATATTGGAAACGATTTGTATGGAAAAATGTTAGATAAGCATATGCAATATACTTGTGCCTATTTTAATAAACCAAATATGACACTAGATGAAGCTCAATATGCTAAAATGATGTTAATCGCAAAAAAATTAGATCTGAAACAAAATATGGTTATTCTTGATATAGGCTGTGGATTTGGATCAATGGCACAATTTCTTGCTAAACACTATGGTGTATATGTTATTGGAGTAACTTTATCTAAAAAACAAAAATACTATGCAGATAAATATTTTTCACACCCAAATGTTACAATCAAATTGAAAGATTATAGACATGTTAGTGGACAATTTGATAGGGTTTATTCTGTTGGAATGTTTGAACATGTTGGACGAAGAAACTACAAAGAATATTACGATAAATGTTACGATTTACTTAAATCAAATGGTATTATGTTAATTCATACTATTGGAACAAATACTAGAAAGTGGAGTCATAATTCTTTTATAAATAAATATATTTTCCCAGAAGGTGAGTTACCTCATATTGAAAATTTAACACACTCTTTTATTGATAAATGGCATCTTGAAGACTGGCAAAATATGGGGTTGTCTTATGCTAAAACACTACGTGCATGGCACAAGAATATTGGAGATTGGTCTGGATTAGAAAACTACAACAATCGGTTTAGAAGAATGTGGAACTTTTATCTTCTAGGATGTGCTGCAAATTTTCAGTACAGAGGTATTTGTTTATGGCAGATAGTTTATACAAAACGCAACAGTAATAGAAATGATGACTGTCATTATATTCGAAATTAATTTTTACTTAAAGCAATAATTATATTATATATAATATAATTATGAGTCTTAAAACTTCCCAAAATCAAAAAAATGAACATCTTAGAAAATCTATTTTAATTTCTGCATGGAATTCTTATTTTCATGCTTCTAAATTTTTACATTCAAGATATTTACATTTCTTAAACAATAATACATTAACTATTGATAATTATCTACTAGTAATTAAAGAAGCTGATTCTTTATTTAAATCTGGTTTTAATTTTAAAAACAATAATAATAACAGACCATCTCGTTTATGGTTACATGATATGAATTTTTTAAAAAGTATTATTCATAAAATGGATTATGATAAACCAATTGATTCTAATATTGCAATTAAGATTAAGAATGTTATCATTAAAATGACCATAACTGCTGTAAATCATTGTTAACTAACAATACAACTACCTGGTTTTTTATTATCTTTTTCTAATTTCTTATCTGAATTTTCATCTGAATATTCAGTTATTTCTATATTTGTATCCGAATTAGAATCATTTAATTCATTACTAGATTCCTCATCTGGTATATCAATTGTTTCCCATTTATCAGATATCTTATCACTCGAATTTCTCCTCTTCCTCTTTCTATTTCTTATTTTATCAAGATCAATCTCCTTTTCTGCACTTAATTCACTACTATCTTCAATACCTTTCTCCATATTATCAATAGATTCCTCAAATTTTGTTTCCATTTCATTAGTTTCTTCTTTTTCGACATCCTCTTTTTTTATATTGTGTATTTTTGTAATCTCTATTGTCTTTTCCTTATTTTTAGTAAAATATCTTCTTTTAATATATTTTACTTTCTGTACAAATCTATCCCATAAGCTATTAAAATAATTCCTTATAGGCACTAAACATTCCATTATTTTATTATATTATATATCATTATTATTTTTTTTACTATTAAACAATTATATATATTCACATATTTCAGAAATATATTTATCATTTTTTTTTATAGCTTTAAATGGCTTACCACATCCATATATTAATTTATTATTAAATAAATAATCACATTTTTCTTTTTTCATGTGTGGATCAATCTGTTTTAATGTTTCCTTATGTATCCCATGTCTAAATATATGACAATTTAATTCTTTTATATATACTACAATCGGTTCTTTACAATGTGGGCAATCTAATATTATATAATCCATCTTTAGTATTTCATAATATTTTTATTTGTTTTTCACATAGTATTTTATAATAATTTATGTCATCCTTTAATAATATTTTCAAAATTGATTTTGAATCTTTATTATACATTAATTTCTCTGAACCAGATTTATTATAATGATATTCCTTTCTATTATTCATATTAAATCTTTCTTTTAATTTATTTATAATAATATCTAAATTTTCATACTTTCCTATAAAATCTAATTCTTCATCTATGTATTTTTTTTGATTATTTCCATTAAACCATTTACCCAATAATATATATAAATTCATTATGTGATCTTTTGTTAATATATTATTTATTGGTTTCTCTAATGTGTACTTCTTATCTAGTAATATTTGTATATATTTATGATTTTTATGTGTGAATCTCATATGATCACTATATTGTGATTTAAACCAACTTAATGGCTCTCTTATTATTGTAAATTTGTAATATTCATTCCATACTTTTTCACTAACCATTTTTTTTACTTGACTTGCGTTATAATGTCCATATGGAGGCACATTATCAGATGATATACATTCTGGATCAAATTCTATAAATAGTTTCTCTATTGATGTCGAACCTGTTTTTGGTATCCTTATGAATATACATTTGTACTTATGTGATATTATCATTCCTATATTTATATTTATACTTTGTCTATAAACATTTGTTTTTACAATATAAAAATTGACAAATCTCTTATACTGTAAAACATAATCTTATTTGTAGGTAAGAAATGTAGATTCAACTCACCAAAGTAATTATCTACATAAATGTCTCGGGCAGCAACTTTTAGAGGTGGTAAAATGTACAGATTACATAGGTCATCTACTGGGTCATCTACTGGGTCACCTACAAAATACAATGAATTCTGGACAAATTTGGTTCATCCCAACAACACATTGAGAAATTTTGTGATTGCTGGATCAGTTTTTGAAACATATTTTCCAGGGAATTCTTTGATTACACTGATTTTTTCTCTAAATATTTTGTATTTTCTGAAAATGACTGTGAAACAATATGATCCTTATTATGTTCCACTATGGCTATTAAATATCTCATATGGTCTACCTAATTGGATTAAAAAAGAGACAATTTCTAGTAAAAATTTTAATATATCCATTTCTGAAAATGGGGTTTGTTGTAAAAATGGGTCTTTCCATAAACTATTTAAATCCGCATTCTCACACTATGATTGGATTCATCTCTTTTCAAATTTGTTTTCCCTAACAACATGGTTGGGTCCATCTTTGATTCGAAAAATTGGTCCTTTTTGGTTTGCTGTTATATACTGCTCATCCGGCATTGGTTCGGGAGTAATTCATACTAAAATGACGCCTAATGATGAAGCATTGGGTGCAAGTGGATGCCTGTTTGGATTATATGGTGCAATTAATCTTCTTAATAATGTTCCTGCAACAGCATTTATTCTATGGATGATACTTATTACTGGATGTACATTGCTCTTAAACAAGTATTATTTTAACGTAAAAATAGGGGCTTATGCTCATTTCGGAGGTGCTATTGTTGGATATTACACAATGATGTTAATAACTTATATGTCTATATCTATCTAAGTTCCACCGATGTTTATAAAAAATGATTATTATATGGTTTATTTTTGTTTTTGTTTATTGGTAATTACTATTATATGAATTTAAATATTCCAACTAATTTGAAAAATTATTGTGTATCCTCATATCCTGATTGGTATTCCAATTGGTTGTCAACTGATATTTTAAATAGATCTAAAAAATCAAACGATTCTTTTAAATCTTTACAAAAATTTACAGTGAAATCTAATAATGATGATCTAAATGCACTCGATTATATTTACAGATACAACAATATAAAATTATCTATATTATGGAATACTTCCTACTTAAAGGAATATGATAAGAACACAAAGATATCGATTATTGTGTCTAAATATATTAACTTGTCTGGAAATGGATTCATTAATCTAATTTATCAACTATATGCTGATTCAAAAATTCTAAAATATAAGGTTTTAATAAAAGATTTTATTGATAAATTAAATTTAGACAGTATTAATCTTAATAAATTTGTTGTAGTCTTATTCTTTGTAAATAAAGGTGAACATTTTAATATTAGTATTAATAATGGATTCTATTCTGATAACTACTTTCAAGTAGTTAATCACGGTAGAATTCTTTTTAATAATAATTCATTGAAATTACTTGAAAAGCAAAGTCTAGATCTATACGGCATGATGGCCAGTAAAAAAAGCAAATGTATGCTAATGACTTTCAAAAAATGGTTGGATTCTAATATCCCTCTTAAATATCATGATCATTTTATGATATTTAGCAGTGCTGTCCTATTTAGTTATGGTTTACGTCCACTTAATGATCTTGATTTATTTATTGATGATAATCTTCCAGATAGAATTCTTAATATAATAAAACATGATTTAGTTGATTCTGATACTAGATTCCCTTTTATAGATACTACAATCATGAAATTTCGATGGGGTAGTGGAAGTTGGGATATCTGGATGAAGAAATGGGCCAAATTATTTGGTGCCAAATCTATTAATCATTGTGTTTCTAATCCTGACTTTCACTTCTACTTTATGGGTCTGAAAATGATCTGTATTGAGGCTGATATTGTTCGAAGATTAGAAAGGAATAGACCAAGAGCTGTGGCAGATCTTTTAATGATTAATCGCAAACTTGGTTATGTATTTGATTTTAAACCTATACCCAAAACTAGTGTTATTTTTGTTGACTATTCATTTGATACATCTCGACTTAAAGGATTAGAATATAAACACGATAAAGGTGATGAGATTGTTTGTCATTTAAAAACTGATATAAATAGATTTATTGGAACTATTCGATGGTTTCTTCGCACTAAATACAAATTTAAAGAATATTCAGAAGAAGATATCAAAAATATGTTACCCGATTTTGTTTATATTTAAAAATATAAATATCAATATTATTTATAATGAATAACAATATCAATAGTTTACATCTATTTAAAACCCTATTGAAATCATTTAATAAACAATTAGTTAAAAATGAATGGATTGATTTGATTAATAATGCAAATAATCTACAACCTCATCAAATATTTCAATTAAATTCTGTTCAATGGACTTTTTCCAATAATTATCCTACTATTAATAAAATTAGAATTATTTTTATAAAAACTTATCTTAATAATAACTTAATTCCTACTTGGACTAACTTTATCTATTTTAATTTTATAAATTGTTTGATGGATTTTATGACTGAATCACTCGATAATATAACTGTTACTAATATGATTAATGATATTTTAAATAGTTGATATTTTTATAAAAGAAATTATACATCTTATGGCGATTGATGGAGACGGAAAACTTTGTCAACGTCGGAGCCATAATACACCTTGTTCATCTGTCCGAGTGCTGTGGAACGTTCCTTTTCAAGATAAGCCTCTGTCAATAGTTCTTTATTGCCAATGGCTTCGAGCTTCGTGGCTTCGAGTTTCGCTTTGGCAGCTTCCACTTGAATCTTAGCTTTATTTTCTGCCTGTTCAAGTTTGTAAAGGTTCTCAGTTTGGCCCGCAATACGCGCAGCTTCGGCTGCTTTTTGTTTGCGTTCAAGTTCTGCTTCGAGAGCCAATGTAATGACAGATTGTTCAGCTTTGGCTTTGGCAGCAGCGCGGGTATTTATACCTCTGTCAGTAATGCGTTCGTTGGTGTTCTTCTGCTCGATGGTTTCCACCTGTGCAAGCAGCGCCTTCCTTTCAGCTTTAGCCTCAGCACGTTTCTTAAATTCATCAAGAATGTTTGAGTTTTTAGCTACCATCTTCTGAAACTTAGTCTTTAATATTACTAACCCAGTTTCCTTGTCTATCTGGTATTTACTCAGTTCGTAAGTTAGGTACTCATCAAAGTCATTAAACTTTGTGAGGTATGCTTCTTCAGCGGTTAGTTCATTACATTTTTGAGCCACGAAAAAATGTACAAGTTTGAAAATCCACAGTTGATCGTAGTTTTCACCAGCGCGCAGGAAGACGGAACGGGCCTTATCATCCGGCAGTCTGTTGTGTACCTCAACTTTAGGAACCCAAAGCTCAATACCGTCAGACGTATGACACGGTACATCTAACACATAATCCACTTGTTCATCCGTTTTTACATGGTTAACATTTGAATAGAAGTATTTGAAATTCCAACCGGGATAGTAGGTTGTGTTTTGAAGCTCACCAAAATCAGTCAAGAGAGTCACGTGTCGCTGAGGCGTCGTGAATACAAACGAACTACCAGTAAAATAAACCAAATAGATTGATACGAGAGCTACGCCGGCAGTAATACACATTTTAGTTTCTGACATATTGGAAAACAGTCTTTATTTTTGTTAATTTTATTTATTTTGTTAAGTATATAAAAAATTATTTTTTTTAGGTGTCAATTTTTATTTAAAGTCTTATCACTTTTATATTATAAATGGGACAACATTTATCTCCAACTGTAAACATAATTGATGCTGTTAGTGCAAACGATTCAATTCAATATCAATTTGATATGTCTGATGATAAATATCTAAATAATCATAAATCAGTTGATAATAAATCAGTTGATAATAAATCAGTTGATAAAAAATCAGTTGATAAAAAATCAAATGATGATATTATAATTAAAGAGATTTTATATGATCTCATAGATATAGTCTTACATAATGTAGTAAAAAATAAAGAGACCAAATGCTATTAACATTGCAAAATCCACTGTTTTACCCATTTGATCAAACTCAATTATTTCCTTACAATGAGTAGTTGTACTATTTGTAGCATAGCACATACACAACTCTTTCCTCTTAACAATCTTTTTAATATTTTTCAAACATTTCATCTCCATATTATTTAAGATTTTTGACATATTATTGAACTTATCTATATAATTAGATTCATTCCCATTATTAATTATATCATCTAAGACATACTTAGTTACAAATCTTGACATATCTAACTCTTCTTTCAATTTATCACTATATTCCTTATCACAATAATTAGTTGAATTAGATAACGTTGGGTCAAATAATTCAGGAAAAATCACACGTGATTTAATAGTTTCTCGACAGTGACTCCATGTAATCATTGGTGTAACAAAATCAGATGCTGTGATCTCTTTCTTATTTGTATAAGTAATTTCACGGTCAAATATCAAATCCAAAATATGATTATATTTTGGATTTGTTTCTGTATCATCCATAAACGTTTCATCCCCATAAATATTCTCATCTGCACGCGTGAATGTCATAAATAACATCACACATAGAGTTAGTTTCAACGGGTTTATTTTAATTTGTTTGGTGATACACATATTATTTTTAATATTTGCTATTATATTTTTTATAATATATATGATTATTTTCTTCATTTTTTTATTTTGTTATCTTATCTAATTGTTCCTGCTGTTTTTTAAGAACACTAAATATTGTATCAAATATCGGAATAATATCATCATAAATCTTAATTTGAGGTGGTATTGTTAATAATTTTACTTTTCTTTGAAAAAGATTTTTAGTATCTTCATCTAATTCACTGATGTTCTTTACAAATTCCTTTAATGTTATTTTAATATTATTACGCTGATTAGCACTTCTCCAACGAGTAATATCCATCTTATCTTTTAATTCTTGTGCTTTTTTAGTTATATTATCTGGTAGTACTCCCTCTGGTTGTTGTTGTCTAACTTTCGTACAATAATTGACATAATCTCTTTGATGTTGTGTAGCAACTATCTCATAATTATTAGGAAGAAGTTTGCCTTCGATATTTTCTGATAGTTTTAAAATCTGGGTTTTTAATTTTACAATTGTTCCTGATTGCTCCATTATTTTCTGTTGAATCTCACCCAGTTCAATATCTTTTTCTAATTGAATTTTACGATTTTTAAATTCTTCCTCCTCATCTATCATCTTCTCTAATAATTCTTGATTACTTTTTAATGTTGATGCTAAATACATTTTATTTGTATATTTATAATATTATTTATGATATTATTTGTTCATTTTTTAAATAACATCTGTATAACCAGGAATTGACCATCTAAAAAAATGATATTCAAATTTAATAGAATTAAATGATCAAATAATTATTGTTAAAAATGACATTATTATCATTACCAATAGTATTACTAATAGTATTAATAATGGTAGTAATAATGTTAGTATGTTTATTTCATTTGACAGAATACTTGATATACAGAAAGATTTGGGGTAGAAATAAAAAAGTATTACCATTAGAAAAAATTGAATCAGTTTAATGCTGATTAAAAGATTCAATCTTTATAATTATCTTATGGGTGTTTAGATTCCTAAAAAAATTGATTATTTAAAATAAGTTATTTTTTTGAATACAACAAATATATTTAGGGGGGTTTTAAGTAGATAATATCAGAATATGTCTAAATTTGTAGAAAGTCTAAGAGATGCTATGGAGAATGAAACAAATGGGACGCCGTTTTGGAACCCAGCTGTGGCGAATATGGCACAGGAAGACCGGGATGCAATTCTTGCTTTCCAACAAATGTATGTGAGTCCAGGTGGGTACCAAAGTGTACACCAGGTTAACTATGATCGTGAAGATATTACGGATCAAGTATATTTTGGGGCCGCTAAAAAAGCTGATGAGGCTGATGCTAATGAGCCTGCTGCTAAGAAGGCTGTATCTAATGAGCCTGCCGCTAAGAAGGCTGTCGCTAATGAGCCTGTCGCTAAGAAAGCTGATGAGGCCGCAACCGAGGAGCCTGATATCCTCAATCCAGAGGACGAAGAAGACGATTCTGATTATGACGATTCTGATGATGACGATGCTGAAGAGGAATGGGAGGAGAAATTATATTTTGATATAATTGAAACACTTGAAGCTTCTTGTATTGGCGATAAATAGAATAAATTTGAATTATTCATTGCTACCTAAGTCGACATTAATTATAATAACTTTTATTTACTTTTTGAGTAAAGATTCAATCTTTGTAATTCTATTATCCTGTATTTTAATTATTTCAAATAATGTTTTAATAACATTATTCTTTATATCTTCATTTACATACAAATTTTTAATTTTTATTTCATGTTGTCTTATTGTTTCTAATAAATCTTGTTTACTTTTTAATGTTTTCGCTAAATACATTTTATTAATATATTTATATTAATAATATTATAAATAATGTTATATTGATATTATTTTAATTATTCATTTTTAATTTATCACCGCTGTCACTACTTTCATCGCTGCTGTCAATACTTTCATCGCTGCTGGAAGTACCCTTTTCTAAACATTCTGTCATATCCATTTTTTCTAACCATTCGTCCACACTCATATTAGTTACCTGTTCCAGTGGATTTTCAATACTTAGATATTCATGATAATAGCCTAAATTTTGATAATTATAGCCAGTAGTTCTTTTGATACCTTTTTTACCTTGAATTGATGAGCTTTCTTCCCATTCACCCTGTGTTATAGAATAGTGTAGATTCTTTTTATTTTTGATTTCCTCGAAAATTGTCTCGGCTTTTATCTTATCGAACGGTCCAAACATTACTTCGTGATATTCCCCTTTCCAGTTTTCTTCACATATCATATCCTGTTCATCCCAACCGTCGCATTCTGCAAATTCGCGGTCATAATCATACATTTCTTGTTTACAATGTTTTACATAATAATTACTTTGTAATGTTGGTGCTGATGCAGATGCTAATTTCATTTTATTTTTATGTTGTATATATTTTTTATAAATTATATAATTTTTTTATTCATTTTTTTAATTTATCAAAATTATTTTTTATTCCATCATATCTCATACCACCGGGTTTATATAATTTGTGAGTAACATACGGTGATAATTTTATATCTATTGTTCTTATTGCATCCTCTATCATATATTCGTTATTAATATAATCAAGATTAATTCGCATGAATATTTTAATATGTATTAATTTTTTATTGCTAACTTTCAATATTTTTGATAATTTATTATCTGGTATTACAATGCTATTATCATTGATATCTAATAAATTATGTTCATGTATATAATTTGTTATTATTTCCAATATATCAAATCTTGATATATTCTCACCAAATTTTATTGATGATTTATTAGTTGATAAATTACACAATGAAGATGACGCTTTTATGAATCTACTGGGTTTTCTTTTAAATACATCAGATGCCTCTTTCAGTAATTTACATTTACATTTAATTTCTGTATTTATCTCTAATAATTCTTCTATTACTCCTTTTTTCACTGATTCAGTGTATTCCATGTTTTAATTTGACCTGTTTATCTATTACATTATTATTATTAATTTTCATTTTTATTAACAAGTGATTTTATTTTACTTGTCTATCCAATGACATTTTATCTATTTATTAAAATTGATTATATATTATAATTATATTACTTGTCGGATGACATAATTATAATATTATATAAAATATAAAATGGGAAGAAAATTTAAAAATAATCGTAGAAAAAAACCACTTACTGGATCTACTAATTCTGTGTATCTAAAAAATCCTGTTGGAAGTAATGAATGGCATCGGGAACAACGTGTTAGAATGCAGAAAATGCACCTTGCAGAAGCCGAAGCCTTGAAAAGAAAGAAGCTTAGAAAGAGTCTTTAAAAAATGAATAATATATTATTCCAATTATAAAATTTACATACAATACACACCTGTGTAATAACGGCACATGGAACTGTTTGCCCATACCCATAAATGTTTCTCTAAAAATATAATATTCTATTTGAGTTAATAAACATTTATTATTATTTAATATCCATGAAGAAATTATTATTAAATTTAAATATAAAAAATTTTTAGAAATTATCCAAAGATATGGTATGATGTACATCCCCGATTTATGAATAAAAAACCATAGTGTTTTTATATTTTCTTTTAATCTTAACATTAATACTATATTGCATAAAATAAAATTGATCTTAAATTACTTTAATTTATTATTATATTACTTAATAAACAAATTTGTTCAAATTTGTTCAAATTTGTTCAAATTTGTTCAACATATGATGAATTTTTTTTTTGATTTACCAGACGAACTAATAAATTATATTTATAGTTTTAATGACCAACATGACCATATGATAAAATATACTAATACTTTATCTATGATAAATAGGTGTAAAAAATTTACAATTGGTCAAACTTGGGGATTAAATATTAATATTTTAAAATATGCTATTTCACCCAAATTTAATGATTGTATTAATAATAATCATGAAATATTAATTAATAAACCATATTGCGTGTTGACCAATTGTCTTAATTGTGGGTTGTGTGCGTGCTTTGAATGGAAAGATAGTGAATCTGTATGGTGTCATCTTAAAAAAAAATCTAATGTGAATAATATACTTCCTGGATATCCTCACTATATTGGATATAGACAATAGTTTATTTTTGTACTGATGGTACCCACCAAATTGTTCTATCATTCTTCATTTTAGCATGTTCCACTTTCTCACCTTTTGCAGTAGTTTTTCTACTATATACATAAAATTTGTAACACGCTGTCATTCTTTTATAATCATACTCACCCATTGCTATTTTTAATTGACAATTATAACTTCTTGTTATTACCTTTTTAATATTTTTTAAAAGTATTTTAATATCTTTATCTGAAAGATCCTTTATTCTTCTATATGGTGATATTTTACTTAAATATAATGCATCTGCCCGTATATAATTACCAACACCCGCTAATACTTTCTGATTTAATAAAACATCTGCTATATATTGTGTCTGCTTTAACCTTTTTAGTCTATTAATTAAATATTCCGGTTCCACTTTATTCCTCAATACATCAGGTCCTAATTTATCTAATTTTGCATGTAAATCACATGTCTTATTGCAAAAAAATATTTGTCCAAAATTTCTTACATCATCAAAATATAATTTTCCTTTTGTTGTATCAAATATAACCTTATTATATTTACCAGGTTTTGGTTGTAGATGACCACTCATTGATGGTATTATCCATATTGTCCAATCGTTTTCTAATGTTATCCACAAAAATTTACCCTTTGAATCTACATCTGTTATTTTTAATGGTAAAGATCTTTTAAATTGTGAGTAATTTTTTGGCATTCCCTTTCTCTTATATTTACTATATATGATATCTATATCTTTCATTTTTGCATTTAAATATATACTTTTGGCTACTACTGCCATTAATTTTACCTCTGCTAATTCCGGCATATATACTATTCTATATATTTTTTTAAATATATAAAATTGATACCAAATTTTAAAGATCTTTTATAAATTATATCTATTTTATTTTTATATAGATAGTATATATGAAAAATATTTTAATATTAATATTTTCTTGTAAGATTTATAAACATAGAATTGATAATTTAGAAAAAATAGGATATTTTAATTATCTTGATCAAAATAATGCAAATTATTTTATTGTTACTGGCGATACATCTATTGATAATGAATATGAAATTGATAATAAAAATTTTATTATAAATATTGGAGATACATATGATCAATTACCAAGAAAGGTATTAAAAGCATTTATTCTTGCTCAAAATTTATTTGATTGTGATTTGATTTTAAAAATTGATGATGATTGCCTTATAAATTTAGATAAATTTTATAATAATATTGATTATTTTATAGAAAATAATTATGTAGGTTGTTTATCAAATTGTAATTATTTTTATTATAATCCACATTGGAATGGATTAAACAATTCATTATCTAAATATAAAGGTCCTTATATGTCTGGTGGTACTGCTTATGTTATTACAAAAAAAATAATTGACGATTTATGTGATAATTATGATATAGTTAGTAAACTTTTAGATATAGAATTATATGAAGATAAATTAATAGGTGATTCGATTAGATTGTTGAATTACAATATAAATTTTCACTCTATATGGAATAAAAAAAAAAAGAATATAAAATATTTAATGTTAAGACTAAAAAATAGTTATGATTCTAATTTTTTTAAAGATTATATGATTATAAATGATATTTTCAATAAACATTATAAATATATATAAATAATTAAAATCGTTATAACCTTTTTTCTATTACTTTTTTATAATCTGTTTCATTTATATTTTCACCAATGTATTCAAATATATTTTTAACTTTATTAAATGTTAATATATCTTCAAAATAACTTATATAAAAACATCTACTTTTTGCGTATTTTATATATTGATTATTATAGTTATTTAATTTTTTCTCAGCATCTTTTGTTTTATTCCACCATGATATTTTACTTTGTTTTTTTACATCCTTTCTTATATGACATATAACTTTTGTATTTGGAAATAATTCAATAAATTCATCTATTATTTCTATTTGATCTATAAATCTAATTTCTTTATACCCAAGTATTCTATTATTTTTTTTATTATCTAATATACTTATAATTAGTTCTCTTATTTTTTTTTTTACTTCTATAAAATAGAAACTATTATACCAACATGGTTTTATATTATTTGTAATAAGATAATCATAATTTTTAAATATTTTTTTATTATTCTTAATTATATAATTAGAATTTTTAAGGTGTACTCTAAAACATGATTTTAAACTTTTGTAAGATTTTAATATATTTATTATTGCTGAATTTTTTTCACCTGTTATATTACTATTAGGTATTGTATTAATTATTCTCTGTAATAATGTTGATCCACTCTTCCCCGTTGAAGCTATAATTATAAATTTCATTATATATTTATATTATAAAATTTTTTCTAATTATCATTTATTGTTGATGTATTTTGTTCTATTATATTTGAAAATGGTAGAGATGTAAGTGATACATATGTTTTTTCAGGCTTTACTATCATGTGATATTTCTGTAATAATTGTATATCACATGTTTGTGATCCACTTAATTTTTTAGCAAATGTATTTGCTATTTTTTTTACTTCTTCTTCTGTTGTTATATCATTTACCGTCATATGTCTTACATCTGATACTGTTCCATACCATCTTTGGCAATTATATTTATACATATAAAAATCCATATTTATATATATATTATTTTTTTTGCCTTTAAATACTAAAAACCACTAAATAATTCCTCTATTTCTTCATTAATCTTTCTTATATTTTCTCTGTATTTATCTTCTATCTCTTTATGTTCTTCTTTTGGTGAATGACATTTTAAAAATAATATTTGATTTTCTTGTTGTAATCTTGTTTGCAAATTTGGTATATTTAATCTCATCTTCTGTTTTATATATCTATTGCTCATCTATTTATTATTGATATTTTATCTTTCATATTTTAATTTACGTGTTTTATATTATTATTTCTAAATTTGTTTTACTTATTTTATTCCTTTTCTTTTCAGATGCTGTCAAACTTTTCTCTACTTTTTTAGTCTCTTCTAATACTCTATCAACATCCATCTCTGGTAATAATGGTTCTGTATAAATTAATTTTTGTCCCGGATACACATCTAATTCAAATCCTTCTGGATATAAGTCTAATATATTACTGTCCATACTTACCATTAATTCACCATATTTTTTTGGTAAAATATGTTCCATTTGTGGTGGCAATATTAACATTAATTGTTCAAGTGGTTTTATTGGTTTTGTCTTTTTAAACACTATTCTGTCATTAATATCTTTATTATTCTTTATAAAATTATATATATCACTCGGTAAAGGTGCAATTCGATATTTATAATACCATCTCCAAGCTGGCTCACCTTTTAAATAATAATTTGTTACAAACATTAAACTTTCTAAATAGTTAATAATTACATTCTCTAAATAGTCATTGTATTCTTCCATATTCTTTTTTGATATTCCAAAGAAATATTTATAATATTGCTCTTTCCATACTTCTGTATCCTGGAAAAAATTTAATTTATCAAATTCTTTATTATATTTATCATATAATGGATTGAATTTACTATAAAACGGTTTATGTTCAATTCTACTAAATTCAATCTCATATGGTTCCATTTTCATTTCTCTCTCTACCGTATTTTGATTTAATACTTGTATCTTCCTCTCTCTGTGAATATTTTTCTGTATATTTCTCATCCTATATTCTTCTGTTTTACTTAACTCTTTAAAAAATTCTAACATAAATTTATGATTTAAACTATATTCACCTTTTTTATCTATTAATACTAAATGCTCACCTAACTCCGGTAATAGTTTTTTATATATACCCATTGGAGTTCTTAATCTGTCGTCTTTAACCTTTAAATACGGTATTGGTAAAACAAAATCATTTCCCGCAAATGTTGTTAATAAATTATAATCTGTTACCATTCTTTTTTCATCATACCCTTTATCTACTTTAATTAATTCCTTAATAAATACCTTCCTAATATTATCTATGATTAAGTAATAAAATTCTTGATTTGCATATAAAATCTTTGTTTTTGCAGTATCTCCAGCTGTTCTTAATATTCTAATATTATTCTTATGACTAGCTAATGATAATACAATTACATCTGCATCTGGACTAAATACTACGATTGATTCTTTACTATTTTTATTTTCCATATCCCTCAATAGATCCATATATTTGTGTTCTCCTTCTCCGGGTACATTAGCATCACTTAATATAATTTTTATTTTCTTTTTACTATGTGATGAAAAATCACCAGATTTTATATATTTTTCGATATTTTTTGATAATTTTGCCATAAATTTTGTCCCAGGTGCTATGTTACAACTAGTATTCCATGTTTTCTCTTCTTCTACCTTATTCTTCTTTTTTACTTCTTTTAGCATATCTGCTAATAATATACCTTTAAATCTTCTAAATCTTTGTTGTCTGACTTTTGCACATGGTGCCGAACCATCTATTGCTATAAATACTGATTTTTGTGGTTTAACTGTTTCTGTGATAATATGTTTAAGATATTTAATTACATCTGATATAATCATATTTTCAATCTTAGTATCACTTAATTTCTGAATTTTCTTTTTATCTATTTTTCCATAACAATTATATACAATAGAATTAAAATCTATGAAAAAATGATCCACATCTTCTCCTTTAACTGTTGAATGTGTGTTTTTATATTTCTCTATAATTACTCTCGCAAAACTAGGAATTCCCATTACTTACTAATAACATTTTATATTTAAATGTATATTATATTTAATCAATTTTACTTAAAATTATTTATTAATTTTGGTGAAAAATCTTTATACGGTTTCGAGTTTGGTATTGTCTTTTACACATATTAACATAAATAATACAAGTTAATTTCATTCACGGGCTAATTTATGCAAATATTTTTTTAGCATAAAAAACAATAAATAGTTTTACTAAATAAAAAAATAAATAAACCTATTCCTACAATTACCCTATCATGACCATAATTTTCTGCTAATTTTAAATAGCTTTCTCCAATTTCTTCTCCAACTTGTTCATAATCTACCTTATACATTTTTAAATTATAATATACTTTATTTTTTTATATAGTATATTATTATAATATGAGTAATAATATGAGTAATAATATGAGTAATAACAATGCATATAAAATATTTCGTGTTTTTCTCTTTTTAATACCAATTATAATAATGATTATTATGTCTTTCTTTTATGGCAAAAAAGGTGCCGCTGCTAGATTCTTCAGGTTTAAAACTACTATCAGATTTATTATTTTTACAGTTATTTTCTTAGCAATCCTTTTTTGGACTTTATATACTATATTTTTTGATAAAGATGAAAAAGATAAAAAATATATTAAAACTGATATTGTTATCACAATTGTTTTTTTTATTATTTTTATTATTTCTTTTCTTTACTGGCGGTGGTCTTTAAGTATATCTAATAATACTGCATCTAAAATGCAACTTTTAAATACTTCTTTAAATGCAGCTAAAACAACTAGAAATATGTTAAGATAATTAATTCATCATATAATACAAAAAACCAATTGTTGTTAATATTACAATAATTGTAAGTATTTTAGATACACTTGTAAAATTAACTTTTTCTTTTTCAAGTTCAGATTTTTTAAATCTTACTAATATCATTGATATTATAAATAATATAGAAATTATAGAGTAATAAATACTTTGTCTTAATAATGACTGTTTATATATTTTGAATATTAAATTTAATCCTATTAATATTATTATAAAATATATTGGCTCATATATTAATTCAATTGTATATTGATTCATTTATATATAATATTAATATTTTTATTACTAACCCAAATAAAATATCTTAGTCTAATATATACTAATGGTTGAATTCAAAAAAAGATTAGGTACAAGAGCTGAAGTTATGCATGGAACTGCAAAAATGACTTCTGGTGGTTTAATGAAGAAAGATCTTAGATACAATAAACGTGGAAAGATTGTTTCTGCAAAAGCATCAGCTGCTGCTAAGAAATCGAATAACTTAGTTAAAGCAGGTTATAAAACTAAGAAAGGTGTTTTTGGTGCATTTTTAAAAGGTAAAAAAGTTAACAAGGGTTCCAAAAAGAAGAGCAAAAAGAAATAAATTAAATATTTTATCTAAAAATAATATTATAATTATTAATTATAATATTATTTATTATATCTTATATTATTATATAGATATGAAAGTATTGTTAAGTTCTTTAGTTCTTTTATTATTAGTTATTTATCTTTTATGTTGTATTAATGGTATAAATGGATTAGGAAATCTAAATAATGCATTTATTGAAAATTTTAATGCAAATGATAAAGAAAATTGTGATACTAATATAGATGATTTAAATGTTATTGTTCCTCCTAATGTTCCAGTTGAACAAAAGGAAAATTATAAAACTGGATATGATGCAGATAATTTTGATAAGCGTCGAAAATTTTTAGCTGATAATAATGGTAAATTCTGTTTTCCAATAGTACGTTATAAATATGATGGTATATGGACTGATGTTGATATAAAATCAAACGATTCACAAAAACAAGAATGGATATTACCTAAAAAGAATACTAAATTTGTTGATTCACAATATTGTGCAAATAAATTATTACATTTACCTCTCAAAAAAATAAATCCGGGTGATGTCATTATATTACCATCTAATGAATGCAGTATTAAAAAAAATAATCCTATTTATAATAAAAAAACATTATGTAATGATAATACATATGTTTATAAATTATAATTTTTTACAAATTTTTTACAAATTTTTTACAAATTTTTTACAAATTTTTTACAAATTTTTTACAAATTTTTTACAAATTTTTTACAAATTTTTTACAAATTTATAAATATTTATATTTAAACATAATTAATAAATACTAATTATGTTTACTACATTATTTAATAATAATAATAATAATAATCCAAATATTTTATTAATTGGTTCGGGTTGGTCAGCAAGAGGATTTATTGATTCTATAAATACACAAAAATATAATGTAACTGTAATTTCAAAGAACCTAAAATTTTTATATACACCACTATTAGCTAATTATTGTATTAATAAAGGAATTAAAAATATTGATAATGATATTTCAACCGATAAAAGTATAAATCTAATGAATAATTCAGTAACTGATGTTAATTTTGAAATGAAACAAATTATTTGCAATGATAAAAAAATATTTAATTATGATTATGTTGTATTTTCTCATGGATCAATTATAAATACTTTTAATATTGATGGTGTGGCTAAAAATTGTTATTTTTTAAAATCAAAAGATGATGCTGATAATATCTATGATAAAATTTCAAAATTATCAAACAATAAAAATATTTCAATAATTGGTTGTGGTCTAACCGGTACAGAATTAATTGGCAATTTAATAGATTCAAATAAATTTAATATTAATGCAATTGATGGATTGTCTGGTCCAATTCAAATGTTCTCTAATAAAAATATTGATAAAACTATACATTTATGGGATAAAAATAATGTTAATATGATTTTTAATAAATTTGTAAATAAAATTGATGATAAATATATTTATTATAATGATGGAAAAATTAATTATGATATTGCTATATGGTGTGGTGGTATAAAAATTTCACCTTTATCTGTTAATATTAATAATAAACTGGGTCTTATTTCAAATAGAGGTATTCCTGTAAATAAATTTTTAGAGATAAATAAAAATTCATTTGCAATAGGCGACTGTGCAGATTCTGGATTTCCACCATCGGCACAAAATGCATATCAACAAGGTAATTATTTGGCAAAAAGATTTAATAATGATTTTAATGATAATATTGAATATGATTTCTTTGACAAAGGTAAATTATGTTATATTGGAAATTATAATAGTATTTATGAAAATAATTTGTTTTCTATTAGTGGGAAAATTGGTCATATTTTAGGAAAAATTATTCATTTTTATAATAACTAAATATTTTATCTAACCTTTTAATATATATAATATATATAATATGTATTTTGATTCAGTTACTTTTATTATTATAATTTTATTTTTAGCAGTCCTTTTTTTAGAAAAAAAAGATTCTTTTGGTAACATTAAAAAGGAAAATTTTGTTAATCATCAAAAAAAACCTCAGGGATATACAAGTGTTAATTTTAATGGGGATGCTAATTTCGGTAATTTCGGAAAATTTGGCGAAATACCATCAATTCCTATGCCAAAAGCATGTCAATTGAATTTCGGATGTGTTAATGGACCATCATATAGTGTAAGCGAAAAAGAAATGAATGTATGTAGAACTTGTATTCCTGAAATGATGGATCTTAATAAATCTGATCCATCTAGGCCAATATTTGTTGCCGCTCGTGCAGCTGGTTTGCCTAGACAAACTCGTTTAATCTTAAATTAAGTGTATCATTTAAATTTGAAATATATTTTATTTTATATTATTTCTATTATAACAAATATTAGAAATAAAATGGATATCGATAATATAGTAGATCCAACTACATTAACAGAGTCTGAATTTAAGAAGGCCTCCAAAAATGTAAAGGCTAAAATGAAAAAAATTAGCACTAAACCCATTTCTAATACTAACAAATGTATTGCCACTATACATTCGGAAAATTCAAAAAAAAAGTATAAGTTATACTTAATAAGCGGTGATAACAATGGTATCCATTTTGAATGCGATTGCGGTGAACAATTTGGTATTGGGCGTAGACGAAATTGTAAACATATTGGGACAATGATACATAAATGTACTAATTCCTTTTTTAGATCACAGATATATAATTCAGAAAATTCAGGTCAAAAAATAATATCTAGTAAAAAAAGAAAACATAGTAGTATCCAAAAAACAGTGAATTCGGATATTAATTCAATTATTAATGCATTTGAAAATCTTTTTTGCAAATAAAAATTGACAAAAATAATTATAATTATCTATCTGTATATCATCATATTAATATTGTTGGGAATACTTTATTTTTTTACAATGGTTTTCTTTCCAAGTAGCAACGATACATTAAGTATTACTCTAATAAATTTGAATGGTGGTTGGGGTGGACTAATAAATGGGACATTTAATGTTATGCCAGGAATTGAATATGATATCCATGGTGGAAGATTATCAACCCATTTATCTTATGCATTCAAATTTACAGCAATTGAATCTGCTACATGGGGTAACCGTCCTATTGGACATATGGTTTATTGTGTAAATAGTAATGGTTCATATATGTATATTCATGGTACAGATGATAGCTTTTACTCAATGGGAACTGATATTGACTTTGATGAAATTAAGTTGTTTTTCCCAAAAGAGATACAAGAAATTGACATAAATATCCCTCCTACAATTACAGATTTTGTTCAACAACAAATTACTGCTAAAATTGATTATGTTAATATTCTTATGGCTTCACCGGAATAGAAATTGATATATTATTATAACTACTTTTTTTATTCTATATCATTACCAATATTCTGTAAATATGGGAAATATATTTTCACAAGTTGATAATTCAATTGTTGATAATTCAATTGTTGATAATTCAATTGTTGATAATTCAATTGTTGATAATTCAAATGAAAATTTAAAATTTTCAAATTTTATCAGTAATTTTGAAGATGGTATGAACGAAACTAATAAAAAAATTGTACAAATAGCAAAAAAAGAAGGAATTCAATCTGCGGTTAATGGAATGTTCACTGGTGATAATGGTGAAAAACTTTCATATTCAGAAATGAGATCACGGCATGGATAAATATAATTATCTATTTTATAATATTTCTATATTATATATGATTGTTGATGTTGTTATTAAAAAATTATCTTATTATCCTGATTTAATAAGATATATTATCACACCGGGTAACAACTTTTTATGGTCATCTGATAAACGTACTATACTCATTAGAAAAATAACAAAATTACATGATAAAACATATGATGAAATGTCAATTATATTGAGAGAATGTCAATCAATTCTTATTTCAAAAAATAAATTAATTTGATTAAAAATTATTTATATATGTGTATATTATAAATGAAACTTTCTACTTGCCCACAATTAATTATCTATTTATGTTTATCTACTCTAAGCCTAATTATGTCTATATTTATTACTAATAAATATTATGATGATAACGATCAAGCTGAAAATAAAACATTATCAGTAATTTATCATCTTATTGTTGTTTTTATTATGTCATGTTTATATTACTTTTTATGTGCGTATGGCTATAATACTGTTGCATGGGTTTTACTTTTATTACCTCTAATATTAGTATTCTTCGTTATTATGACATTACTAGCTGCCGTATCTCTTAAAAAAACTACTGGAAATAATGCAAAAACCATTCATGTATACCATGGTAAAAATCATAGAGAACATAGACATCATAGAGAACATAGACATCATGGTCAACGATAATTTATTACTTTTTATTATATATTAAATTATTATTATATAATATATAATGCCTTTTAGTATATTTAGATGTCCTCAAATGTATATTTATTTACTACTTTACTTTATTGGTCTCATTGTCTACTATTCAGTCGTGTCTTCTTTAAAAGTAACTCCTTATTATTTATATCTAATACACCTTCTCTTTAATTTATCAATGATTATTATATTTTATATTCTTTGTCGTTACGATTATAATTTAACTTCATGGTCTATTGTTTTATTTCCAATAATTTATTTTACTCTTTTTATAGTTGCTGTTATAAATAATTCTTCTTAGTTATTAAAATTTAGTTTAAATAATAATTAAATTGTAAATCACACACTGTATTGTATATCCTATCTACTATCTCTTCCGGTATATAATCAAAATCTATTAATTTTCTATTTCTTGATAACAGACAATTATTATCAATAATTTTTATTAAATCAGTATTTACAACACTTGTGTCTATATCTTTGATATACAAACCACCTATATTATCTGATTTATCACCAAGTATTATCTTTTTATTTGTGAATTCTTCTGGATCTATACCAACACCCAATCTCTTAAATTTCATATTATAGATTTTTACTTTATTATACTTCAACAACTGAAACATATCCTTATCCTCACTTATTATATAAATAACGTTGCATAATTCATTGATATTATACATTTTTGACATTACTGCAATGACATCATCCGCCTCAGCTTGTTCCACTTTGATTACATTTACACCATAATTATTCATTAAATATGGATAGATATTTGAATACACATATTTGAATATACTTCCAATATTGTATTTATTACTTTGATATTTTGTTGTATTATCTCGGTTTTTTTTATACTTTGGCATTTCGTCCATTCTCCATATGTTAGCTCTTGGACAATCCCTAACCAAATATACATTCATATAATTTATTCTAAATCTCTTTATCATCTTCTTCAATGATCTAAAATAATTTTTAGTAAATATATCCAAAAATACTACATCATTTATGTCTTCTGGTAATACTTTTTTATTATATTTACTCTCAAATATTTTTAAAGATGCGTAGAACCTATTATATGTCAGATATGAACTATCAACCAACATAATTGGGGTTTGAGTAAGTACCGTTTCATGGTTTTCAATTATTGATATACCCATTGACTGATATCTACAATGATTTAATTATATATTTTCATAATTAAATCAATTTTATATATACAAATAGTTTTATTGTTTATCATTAAACATTATCTTGATCTTTTATTTGATCTTTTTCTTGATTTTTTCCATTTTTTCTTTTTTGATTTTTTATTTGATTTTTTATTTGATTTTTTCTCTTCTTTTTTATCCAAACAATCGCGTAACATTATCTTTCTTAATTTATTATCTTTAATTTCTTTAATAATTAATGGAGGTATAGATGATACCATTGTAAAATATTCATTTGCAGCAATACTATTTATTATTGTATATATTCCATATTTTGGTTTTTGTTTAATTAAACTAATATAAGATGATCTATCTGGTCTAGCATACGTTTTTATTTCGGGAAAACATGTAGTATATTTACCACCACTTTGTTTAATCAAATTTACGTAATATCCTTGTATAAAAGCATTTATTACATTTAATTCAATTGTTTCTGATATTATTGGCTCTTTAATATTAAATAATGTATTATAACTTCTAGTTGTACTATTTGTACTATTTGTACTATTTTGACTATTCCTTGATATACCTATTAGTCTGCCATATATTCTTTGATATTGCTTGCTCGTAGATTTTACTCTACTTAATATTTTTTCTTTTAAATAATTAGTTTTTGTCCACTCTTTTGCATCACCCACTTTTTCTGATATAATTCTACCTGTTCTTCTATCTATCTTATCATATTTATGTTTAGCATATTCTTTATATATTCTTAATAATGCTATGTGATCTCCATATTTATTCTTCCATTTATGTATTGCCTTCTTTTCTTCCTTCTTTAATTTATCTATTTCTTCTTTTGTTCCCTTTAATCTAGGACTTTCAAATAACATTTCCATCCTATTACCTAATATTTCCATCATAGCTGCTATTATACATACCTCATCTCTGCACTTATAATTATATCCTGCAATTAATGTTCTCGCTAATTCTGGTTTTACTGAAAATTCGGCCATTCCTAATCCAATATCTGTTACTACTGCTTTTTTACTATCATCTTCAAATCTTAATGCATCTAATGCAAATAATCTTGTTAATAATGTCTTAATTGTATCTTCCTTGGGTGCTTCTATAAATTTTTGTAAATAATCACTTAATGGTAACGCTTGATAATTAGTTGTATCTTGGTTAAATCCACCCTTTTGACTTTTTTTACTATACTTAAATGGAATATTAATATGTGATACTAAATCCTTTCTTGATATAAATCCCAATATCTCATCTGAAATATCTTCTATTAATATCGGGGGTTTAGTATAATCTTCCATACCTTTAAACTCATCGGCAGTAAATAGATTATAACATGTACCAGGTGCAGTTCTTCCTGTTCTTCCTCTTCTTTGTTCATGCGATGCCTTGGATATATATCTCTTTTCTAATGCTGTAATATCTGATTTTGAATAATATCTACTTATTAAAGATAAACCACTATCTACTATAAAATCCGTTCCTGGAAATGTCATAGATGATTCTGCGACATCCGTTGAAAATATAACTTTTCTCGTATATGGTCCACTCGGTAATGTTTTATATTTCTCTGCATTTTGATATATTTTTGCTAAATCTTCATTTGTACTTGCTTTAAGTGTATCACAATATATATTTTTATCTAATTCCTTATTAATTCTTCCTAATTTTTCATGTAATAATTGACAACCTTTATTTGAATCACCACCACTTGTAAAAAACACCAATATATCTCCATTTTCGGTTTCCCTTAAAATTTTTACAACTCTATCTACCGCAGTTTCTATATATCTATCATTCATTAATATTCCATTATCATTAAATTGATTTATTGGCTTTTCCAAATAAAATTCTTCTATTGGATGATTCGGAATTTTACCTGCATCTAAAAATCCAAATTTAAATTCAGGTTTTGGGAAATAATCGCTAAATAATTTTGTATTTATTGTTGCACTCATTATTATTAATTTAAAATTTGGACGTTTTTTTAATAAATCTTTTAATAATACTAATAATAAATCTATTCTTACATTCCTCTCATGTGCTTCATCAATAATTACAGCATCAAATTCACTTAATAATGGATCACCTTTTAATTTAGCAACAATTAATCCATCAGTGCAAAATACTAATTTACTTTTTTTAGAATAATGTTTAGGATTTGAATTTCTATACTTAACTCCAACTTCCTCACCAAATCTTACATCTAATAGTTTTGCTGCAAATTGTGCATTTGATAAACTTGGCTTTGTTTTAGGATTTGTAACTGCTATCTTACCCTGATAATTTAATGTATGTAATAAAAATTTTGGTGTTAATACAGTTTTACCACTTCCTGTTCCTGATACAATCAATACTACTTGATTTTCATGCAATACCTTTATTGCCTCTTCCCTTTTTTCATACATAGGATATTTTCTCCATATTTCACTCCAATCTTTATATGTTTTACCCCCATCTTCATCTGAGGTATATAAATTCTCATATGGTTCACTAGTAAGTGGATTTAATTCTAATCCATCTGGATCTAATATACCAATTGGTTTTAATAAATCTTTTGGATCAACATAGATGTTTCTTATCTTATTTATATTATTATTATTTTGTCTATTATTTATTGTTTCTATTTTATTATTCAATTGATTAATACTATTTGATACATCTTTATTTATTTCATTTAATTGAATATTTATTTCTATATTATTTATGTTATCCTTTATATTCTTAATAATATTTTTATTATCTAAATCCGATGACATATTATATTAACTACATATATTTAAAAAATAGACTTTATATTTATGTTATATGTATTTAAACTCAAAACTTAATAATTTGGAAACAATTTGTATTAATTTACAAAACAGACCAGACAAAAGAAAATGGATGCAAAAGCAATGTAAACGACGCAATATTAATATCAAATTCTTTATTGCTAAATTACATTCAGATCCAAAAAGAGGTTGTCTTGAATCTCATTTAACTGTTATTAAAGATGCAATTAAAAAAAATGTAAAATATCTTTTTGTTCTAGAAGATGACGCTAAATTTTTAGAAAGTCCTAATAAAACTAAGCTACCACCTGATGACTGGGATATGTTATATCTTGGCGGAACTGTTAGATCTAGATTCGGCAGTATTGAAGATGATTGGGTTAGAATGGCTTGTTGGACTACACATGCTTATATTATTAACTTAACTAATAAAAAATTAGTAAATGATATTCTAAATGCAGCTAATTATAAAAAAGAGATTGATAACTTTTATATTGAAAAAATTCATTCAAAATATAAATGTTATATGCATAATCCAATGACTATAGTTCAAAAAGAAGGATACAGTGATATTGAAAAAGCTGATGTTAATTATGATTTTATGC